TGTGCAAACCAATTAGGATACTCAGCCATTACTTATCCGTACTGTAGAAGCCACTACCTTTGAAGGTAATAGAAGGTGCAGACCAAACTCTACTAGTAGTTTGCTGGCAACAGATAGGTGTCTCTTCAATACCAAAGATAGGTCTTTCAATAGAGATCACAGAACTACATACATTACATTTATACTCGTATATCAAAGCGAATTCCATCCTCTAACTTCAGAAACCCTACCAGCTTACTACGCTTGTTTTTGTTTTCAAACTCAGTTGTAATGGGTAGCCATTTAGTTTCCCATTTAGGTTGAGGTATCTCAGTTAAGTTAAAGCCCCAGATACCATTAGGTGTAGCGTTAATATACCAAGGCGTTAATGATCTAATACCTGCTGCCATAATTAAACCCTGATACTTACTCTCCTCAATAAGTAGATCAGGGTAGTGGGTCTTGCGAGACTTGAGTTCTATAAACATCTTAGCCTCTAAAGATATACAATCCCAGTTGTCAAACTCTTCAGACTTTTCTAAATCTGAGTAGTAAAACTCCTTGAGATAGTCAAAAAGTTCCGGTTCTTTTAACTCCAAGGAGTTTCACCACCCAATTTGTTTTGTAATCTACGCAAAGCAGAGGTAGACCTGCGATCAGCAGTAGATGTAGCACACTCTAAATACTGTGCTACTTGGTTTAAAGTAAAGCCATCGTGGTATCTCATCTGAAGTATGGTCTTATCCTCTTGATCTAACTTCAGGTATGCCTTTTTAATATCTATTAGGATAGCTAATAGGTTGCCACCCTCTGCAGGAGTTGACTGTCTACGAGGTGTGCCATCGTTGATCATCTCCTGTGCTTGTTCTAATACTGTGCCATTAACAATAGATGCAATAACAAATGGAATTAGTTGAGCGATAAGTGTTGTATCGTAGAAGGCCTCATCACCTACCTTGTATCCAGCCTTGCGAGCCTTCTCTCTACGAGCATATCTTTCTGCAACCCTACGCATTTGGTAGGCGATACGCCTCTCATTCTGCTCACGCTTCTCAAAGTTTGGTTCATTAAGTAGATCAGTAAACTGTTGACCACGACCAATAGCCCAGAGATAAAGCTCTTGTCTTATATCTTCGGTGTCAACCCATCCTTTAAACTTACGAACAATAACGTAAGTAACTGATGGTACTAACTGATATAAAGTCGGATGTAACTCTGGACTCATTCCCAGTTGTTATCCAATACCATAATTGCAATAGCTGAATAGTTAAGTAGATCAATAAAAGAATCTCGTAATGATTCATTACTTGGTTTAACTTTAGAGTCTACTAAATTATTTATGCGGGCTATCTTGTCCCACATACGCACTCGCAACCCATTGATAGGACCGCCTGGTGATCTTGCTATATTTAAAGGACCGTAATCGTGGTGCTTACTGATAAGTAAGTTACCTGCTGCATCCATAACAGCCCACATATTGGAGATGAACTCATCATCTATTCTCTTATCTTTGGTGGTGCGATCTCCACCGTTCCCTTGTCGTAATCTATCTTGACTATAGAGATCCCTAAGGTCGCCAACCATTCTGCTAATACCTTCAGGTCCGAGTTCTTCATACATTAGGTACTCCAATTGTCCGTTTTGTCTCTTCTATACCCTTTGCTAAGTATAGATCATTGAGGTCTAATCCAGCCGGAAGCGACACGATTGTAGAGTTCATTACCTCCTGAGCTACCCTCCTTGAAAACTCTGCCCCAGGATTAGAGCCATCATCTTTAAGATCATTATCACCAATAATATAAATCTTGCCATAGCCAGTAAACATCTTACTAAAGTGGGGTTTCCAAGCAGCAACACCAGGAACTCCGACTGCAGGTATACCTAGTACTGCAGAACAAATGATTGTATCTAGCTCACCCTCACAGATTGCTATATATTCACTAGATAAAATGATGTCATTAACATTATAGAGATGACCCTTCTGCCCTAATGGTGCGCCATACTTAGGTTTGCCATCATCTAATCTTCTAAACTTAAAGCCAACACAGTGTCCTAGTACTGTTATATACGGTATAGATAGCCACCCTTGGTAGTTCTCGTGGGTTGCAAAAGGTTCCTTTATGTAACCTAATGAGTACTGGTCAGCTATCTCTTTAGAGATCCCACGACCTTCTAGAAATGCTACCGCTTCTTCGTTTAGATCTTTGTTGTATTGCACTGCCGCTTCCAGTGATGATTTCAATTGCACGGGCGAGAGCATCTTTGAACTCCATATTCTCTTTGATACTAATAATGTTTACTGCGTTGCCACCCTTACCGCAAGTATGGCAATAGTACAAATTCTCCTGCGTATTTATTACTGCACTTCTCCTACTGTCGCTATGTAAGACACACCTTACAGAGCAAGCCCTGCCTTCTCTTACCTCACCGCCATAGTGGGCAACGATTACTCCTATGGGGATTGCGTTTGCATCAGTGGTGCCTTTGTACCTTTTCTTACGACCCACCCTGGACCAGTCTTGTGTTGACAAGCGCAGTCTCCTTTACATTCTTTGTGTAGAACCTCAGACCTATTGTAATTGTCCTTTGTATTTTCCTGCCCTGCTGACCTGCAACTTAGACAAATCATACCCGTTCAACCTCTGCTGTAGGACCCATAATAAACTCGTCATACATTCTGTTATCACCAGAATCGTATAACTCCTGAGCTTTAGATATAGCCTCTTGTTTATTGGCGGCATTTACCCATACGTTTACTCTACGTCTTAGTGTTAACTTAACTTTGTATTTTCTCATCTGTTTCCTTTTCTTTATATTTTTTTTACTAAAGTGTATACATCATCCTTAATTGATTCTTCACATATTCCTTCTAGTTCATCTTGAGTTAGGCAGTACCACAAAGAGTTACCATTAAAATACAAATGTATTCCATAAGATAATCTCATTATCCACTCAAAAGGTTTAGACAAAATAAGGCCAATATACCCGTGTCTTATTCCCATTATTTCTTATCCTCCAACCATTGCGTTAGATCCTGTATAACCCAAGCTCTGTCTATTCCTGCGTTTCTTCTCTTAAATAATACATAAGATAAAGGCCTAGCAACGCCACGATGCTTAGCATAATTATCAGCTTCCTTTTGCGCTTCATCCCAGAACTCCTTTAGGTTCAACTTCTTAGTATTCTTTAAGGCTGACATTTAGCAGGCTATCCCTTCTGTGCATCTGACCTAGTGCATCAGCATCATTGATCTGACAGACACCATAGTTTACAAATAGAGATACATAATCTGAGCCATCTGCTGTATGTGGACCAAACCTATTCTTAACTACTGCCACCTGTAACTCACTGTTATAAGGACTGTAGTTATAGTTAAGGGTAAGTATTAAAGCAGGCAGTTGAGATACCTTGCCGTGAATAGCCCTACGATGAGGTGGTTTATTATCCTTACCATACTCAGACTGCTCTGAGACGTGGTGTAATACCATCACACAGGCCTCAGTCTTACGAGCCATATCGTGGAAGTCCACCATAATAGCTCGTAGTCCTGCCCATTCATTATCAGATTCAGCTACCACATTCATCAGGTTATCAACAACAATCAACTCTGGTGGAACTCCAAAGAGTTCAACATAAGCCTTGATCTCCAACTCAATATCATCTAATGATGGTGATGAGTCAAAGACAAACTGTATGTTGGACATACTCTCTAGGTGCTTGTCGTAGTAATGACGGTTACTATTCAAGTTTGTTTCCACCAGTAATTGACTGTGTCCTGATAAGTGAGAGGCTGCTCTCATCATCACTGTTGCTATGTCGGTATCAGCCGAGAAAAATAAAGTAGGAACCTTTGCTTTAACTGCATAGATAAGAGCAAACATACTCTTACCAGCATTGGGTGCAGCAGCAACCATACATACCTGACCTCTACGGAATTTGATCTGCCTCTTAGCAAGATCATTCCATACATCAGGTAATGGTGTTGCATTGGTATTACTACCACGCCACGCCCTATTTAAATTAAGCAACGTGTTCCTCTCTAGGTAAAGTAATACCTCTAAGCCTTCTAATTTTAGTTCTCTTTACTGCAGTAAGTCCGCCCCAAGTTCCAAAGCGTTCCTTTTGGATGCCCCACTCAGCACACTCTGCCAAGTGAGGACATCTATTACAAACATTAATTGCCTGTTGAGTATGGACTCTATCTCCGTTTTCTACTTCAGGATAGAAAAACTCCACACCTACTTCGGCACAAGCTGGGTTCTCAAAACTCCAAGGAACCCGCATAGTTTACTTCAAAAAGATAGGGTCAACCGGTACATAACCTTCTGGTTTACGCATCGGTTTTGGACCTTTCATTGGATCAAACCAACCTTTATAAGGTTTACCTTTTTGTGAAGTGCCTGCTGCAAATACCATCTTGCCATTAACACAATCTGGTGCATCTGATCTACCGTAAGTCCAGACAGTTCCATTCTTATCGGTAATCTGTTCACCACCACCTGCATCTGGTACCACAGTGGTACCACCTAATGCTTTTTTAGCATAAGAGATTGCATTACTGCTGCTAAATGATTGTGGTGTTGCGCCAAGAGAAGCGCCAGTTGTTGTTATTAATGTTGATAGATCAGCAATTGAAGTTAGAGATGCCTCTAATTCACTCTGACTAATTGCATAGACATTGATTAAAGTTCCATCAGCTAACTTGTAGTTGATTTGAAACTTAGTAGTTTCCGGTGCAGCCATTTACTTACCTCCAGTATGTTTCTAGTGCAGTCTTTAGTGACTCACGTTCTTCTGTTAACTCTTTAATCTTTGCATCTAATTGTAGATATTTCAAAGCTGATGTGTCCACTTGTGGATCTTCTATCTGGACTTCACCCTCTTTGATAAGTTCTTTTTTTATACCAGTACATCCAACCTTGCCCGACTCATCAAAGTACTTGCAATAGAACTTGCAGTAACTCTGATCACGCTCTGGCTCTGGGGATATTGCGCTCTCTTTAATAGCAGCCAGCCAGTTCAAGGCATCCTCTGCTAACTTTGGGTCATAAGGTTCTGAATGAACCTTCACATCTCTTTCATCACCATCTCTGGCAATGGCTACTAGATTAACAGTTCTGGGTGTCCCCTTGCCAGACTTGTCAAGTAAGTAGCCATATACCTGAACTT